CACCTTGCGCGCCGGCGACCGAAACCTGCGACTGCGGATTGACGAACTGCTTGGCCATGGCGGCCGAGCCGCCGCCCATCTCGCCGGCGCGCAAGGTGGTGAGCGCGTGCGCCGACAGCTTGCCGAGCCCGTGGCGATGATGCGCGACGATTTTGCCGTGGCGGGCCATCAAATTGGTTTTCCCTTGCGCGTCAGCTCGCCCTTTTCCAGCCCGAGCGGCCGCGTCGGCTCGTCGAGGTGCGAGGCGCCCTTGAAGCCGCCGAGCTGCGGATAGCTGGGCGGGTTCTGGAACATGCCGTTTCTGGTCTTGCGGTCGATCTGCGGCGTCGGCGCTTTCGGATGGAACGGTTCTTTGGCTGCCATTTTTATCTCCTGTTACATCTCTTCCTCGCCGCCGCCTGGCGGCCCGCCCAATCCACCCAATCCGCCGGGAGGAGGTCCGCCTGCGCCCATTCCGGGTGGCGGGGCGAGCGACAGCGGCGGCATCGGTGCGTTGGCGAGCGGTCCTTGCGGTTTGGCGGCGAGCGCCATCTGCTGGATCGCACTCGGCACCAGCTGATTGGTTTCCTGCTTGGAAAAGTTTGCACTGAGCGCGCGGATGGCGTTGAGCACCGCGCCGTTTTTCTTCGAGCCGAGCGGATAGGCCTGCAGGGCCTTGTAGAGTGTCTGCATCACGCCCGCGACCATCGCATCGGTTGCGGCTTCGTTGCCGGCGCCGGCGCCGGGCGAGGTCATCGGCGGCGCGCCGGGACCGGCCGGGCCGCCCATGGGATTGCCGGGCAGCTGCGCCTTGCCGGGCAGCGGTCCTCCGGGTGTCGGCGGCGTCATCGGAAGCGGCGGCATCCGCAATTCGTACAGGGCCGCTTTCCGCGCCGTCAATTTACAGGTCGCAGCCGCAACGAAAAGACCGCCGGGGGTGAGGGGTCCGGCGGCCTTAAAGCTAAGGTGAGGTTAGCGTTTTTAGGTGTTTCGATCCGCGGGGCGGTTAGCGACGACCCCGACGCTTGTGCTTTCGCTTACGGGCCATGATGGGCCTCCCTTGCCTTTCCGCCTTTTCCACCTTGGGCGCCGGCGGGGTTCAGCGCTCGCATCGCGTTCTCTTGTTTCACACGCGCGCGAAGTGACGTAATGATGTTGTCACGTTGCGGCGGATTTATCAACCGCACGAACATCTCGCGGTCGATCGACTGCGCCTTCAAGAGCAGCTGCGCCATCTCGCGGCTCTCGTCGACGAACAGCGGCGAGTGCGAATGGCCGGCAATGCGGAGATTGAACTCCGGCGCCGCGTATTGCGCCGGGAGGAATTTCGTTTTCTCGTCCGGCAGCGTCAGCTCCTCGTCGGAGTTTCGCATGAACAGTTTGAGCCCGAGGTCGCCGAGCTGGATCAAGGACGGCTCCAATCCGATCGCGACCTTGCGGATGCGGCCAGATCCGGTCATCGCCAGCTGTTTGGAGTGGCCGCCGCCGCGCACGTTCTTCTCGCCCTTGCCGACCACGGTTTCGGTGAGGCCGCTGGCCTCGAGGAAGATGGCGCCGATTTCCTTGAACTCGGCAAAAATGTCCGGCGGCATTTCCGGCATCAGGCGTTCGACTTTGGCGCCCGGCAGCGCGTCGAGCACCCAGCTGTTCGGGCCGCCGAGCGCGCCGGCTTTCTCGTCCGACAACCCCATGAAGCCGGAAAAGACTTTCGCCGGATCGACTTGTTGCTCCAATATTTCGGCGATCTGGTCGAGCCGTTCCGACGACCACTGCTGCAGCGGGATCAGCCGCTCGCTGTGCGCCTCGCCCCAGAAATAATCCGGCAGCTGATAGGGGATGATCGGCACGAACGGGTGTTCCTGCGGCATGAAGATGTTGCTGTCGGAAGCGCCCTCGATCTTCGAGCCGCCCTTGGCGTCCTTCAATGCGGAAATGGTGTCGCGGCTGTCGTTGAGCAGAATGTCGGGGTCGCAGATGGTGAAGGTGGTGTAATCCTCGGTGACGTCGTTCCAGATCCACAGCTCCTTGAACATGATGGTGGGGATGGTGGACTGCGGCTCGTAGCGGATCGCCGGATTGATATCGAGCGGCGCCTGGCCCATCAGGTTGCCGGAAAGGTTCTGGCCGCCGGTCTGCGTGATCAAGAGCTGCTTCAAGACCGGGGGCAGGTCGTCGACCGGCGAGCCCATCGACACGCCGAGATCCTTGACGCGGTTTTTCAAGCCGGCGCGATAGAGCCGCACCACCGCGTTGTCGTAGGGCAGCCGGTATTCGTGGACGAAGGCTTCCTGCGCGTCCAAGTCCGGCTCGCTCTCGTCGTAGACGCCGAAGAAATGCGGCTGGATCAATCGCGAGCCGAGCACTTCGCGCTCGTCGTTCCAGCCGACTTTCAGGAACATGCTGTCGTAGATCAGCGACCACAGCAGCGCGGTGCCGTACTGATAAGCCAGCCCCCAATCGCGGAATTTCTGGTTCCACTCGTCCTGCAAAACCAGCGATTGGTCGATGACGATCTTCGGCGAGTTGAGCGGCGCACTGAGATTGTAGGTTGCATGATCGGCCGAATAGAGGAACGAGGCGACGAGGTCGGTATGCGAGAACATGCGATTGTAGCGGGTCTCGCGCTGGTCGTCGGAGCCGAACATAAAAAAGCGCCGCCGGCGCGCGTAGATTTCGCGGCGCGTCGCCATGCTCTCCTCGCAGGCGGCGAGCACCTCCATCACCTTGTCCTCGCGATAGGGGTCCTTCTGCGGGATGATCATTGCCGCCATCCTCCCGGTGTCGCCGCCAACGCATCAGCTTTGGTGAAACACCACAGGCAAATGAACCACGGTTCGGGCGTGTATTGTCCGAGCGTTTCGTGACGTTTTCCGCAGATGTCACAGTGCATGCTCATTGGCCGCCTCCGCGGGTGCGGCCCTCGAAGCGGGTGGCTTCGCGCAGCGCCGCCATGCCGGTGCGGCCGTCGCTTTCTTTCAGCGGCCCGGCGTTGGGGTCGACCTTGATCTTGGCGGTGACGCCGGTCGGCATGCACACCGAGGTGCCGCCGCCACTGAGCGCCGCCGCCGGCAAATTGATCTTCCAGCCCGGCATCGGCTCGAAACTGCCGGCGGTCTCCCCGTTCATGGCCGGCAGGTTCACCGCCGGGCGGCCGAGCTGCGGGGTGTTGAAGTTGGTCAGCCCGTGATCCTCCGCCAGCTGCCGGGCGGTCAAGTCGATCGCGGCGGTCGCGCCGGAATTGATGGCGACCGGCTTGGGCAGCCATTTGCACCTGAGCCCGCCGCAGCGCGGGCACGGCGGGTAATCCTCGCTGCTGTCGAACTCGGTCTGGCAGTTGCGATTGAGGCAGCTAAAGGTGCGGGTGATGGTCATGGACGCGCTCTCCTGGCGGCAGCGGCAGCGACCCGTCGGGCATGAACGGCTGCCACAGTCTATTTCTCCGGCGCCAACGCATGCCGTCGCGCACCAGCGCGAGGCCGTGGAGGATGCGCGCCTTGGTGCGCGGCCGCAAATATTCCTGCTCGCGCGACATGAACTTGTAGAGCGCCACGCGCGAGATGCCGACGAAGCCGGCGAAGCCCCAGATCGGCACGCGGCGGTCGCGGCCCTTGTATTGCGGATCGAAACGGAAGCGGAGCAGTTCACGGCGCAGATCTTCGAGCTCGATGTCGTAGAGCTTCATGACGCGCTGCCGAGATTTTGGCCCGGCCGCAGGATACCCGAGCCGCGCAGATAGTCGATGGCCATCTTCTCGACCATGTTGGGGCCGCCGGTGACGGCGTGTTTCATGGCCTGCTCGTAGGTGAGCCCCGAGGCCATCAATCTTTGCTGCGCCCAGCGCCGCCATGCCTCGTGGGCGAGCGCGGCCGCCATGACGCGGTCGTCCTTGGAGCGGCCCTCGCCGTGGATCGAGCCGCCCTCGAGCACGATGCCCTTCATCTCGTCGAGGCAATAGAGCGACTTGATGATGTGGCGCTTGAGCTCGAAGCCGTCGCGAAAGCCGTTCATCAGCACGGTCTTGGTTTCCGCGGTGGTGCGCCACTGATAGGCGAGCCCGCCGGAGGGATTGTCGGGCCGGCGGAACAGATAATGTTTCATGTTGCCGAGCACGTTCTGCAGCTTCGGCCCGTCCTCTTTGGAAACCATATTGGCGGTCTCGGCGCGCAGCTTGTTGAGCTCGTCGAACACCACCGTGCCCGGTCCGGTGATTTCGAGGTTAACGATGACGTTGCCGTAATAGCCGCACAGATGCGCCAACACCCACGCGCATTGGTAGGTCGAGGCGTTCGGCGTGGCGAACTCCGCGACTTGGATCAATCTGTCGGCAAAGCAGCGCGCGACGTGGATGACCGAACGGTCGGCCTCGTCGGAAGAGCCGTAGGCCGGATCGCAGCCGACCACATAGACGCCGGCCTTGTCGGCCTCCTCCCAGATTTTAAGCTCCGAGTTTTTCAGCGTGCCGGCGACGACGCCGAGGTCCTTCCAGTGGTCGCCCATCAGGTAGCGGTAGGGCAGCAGCATGCTCTTGCGCGCGAGCCGCATGGCATCGGTGAGGCTCTCGTTGGTGAAGAACTTGGCGCCGGTAGCCACGAAGGCGTCATCCTCGATCCACGGGAAAAGTTCGTCCATTTTGGCCTGATCGCCGTCGGTCTGTTCGGCAAGTTTCCAGCGGTACCAGGCGAGCTGCGGCGCGGTGACGGTGATGCCGTAGAGCTCCTGCACCTGCCGGATGCGGCGGCGCTCCAACGGCGACAGCGAGGTGCGCTCGCCGTCGGCCATGTAGACGCGAAACCACGGATGGGTCTCGGGAAAGGCGTAGAGTTCGTTCCGCCACCAGCCGACGAAAATCGCCTTCTGGGTCGGTGATTGCTTGGCGGCGATCCACTGCTCCTCGAAATGGTTGAAGCCGTTGGCGGTGCTCTCGTAGACGGCGAGCCGGTGCTGGTAGTGCGTCGACAGCGTGGCGGATAATTCCTTCTTGTCCTCCTCCGAGCCCCAGAACGCGACCTCGGTGGCGTGCAGAAAATTGAAGGCGCCGGAGCGCCCCATGTTCGACACGTCCTTCTGTTTGATGCCGGCGACGAGATAGACGAACATCGAGCCGTTCGCGAGCACCAGCATGTCGCGATTTTCCTTTTCCGGCTTGACGCGATGGGAGCGCGGCAGATGCGCGAAAAAGACTTTGATGATCTGGCGGAACTGTGCCTTCGACTGATCCGTATGGGTCGCGAAGGCTCCCGAGAGGCCGCCGTACTCAAACGCCCAAAACAGGTCGAGCGCGATGAAAAACGTCGACATCCCGAGCTGCCGGGCTTTGAGGATGACAAATGTCGAAATGCCTTCCTCGAGCCCGGCGCAGATTTCATCGAGCACATAGGTCTGCGTGCCGAGCAGCTCAAACGGTTTTAGGCCGAAGTCCTTGGTCTGGACCTTGAGCCCCTTGCACCACGCCAAGAACCGCTCGCGCGGAAACGGCGCAACATCGAGTTTGGGGAGAGGCTCCTCGGCCATGCGAGGAGCACCATTTCATTTGACGAACGGCGCCGCAAGCAAGCCGAGCACCATGGCCGCCATGACGATGATCGGCGTCCATTTACTTGCCATCGGCGTTGTTCCCCGCTGACTGCTCAAGTGCGGCGCGCGCTTGTCCACTTTTGAAGCCGTTAGCCTCTAACGTATTGGCCGCATCCAACAGCGCCGCCCGCAGCCGGTCCCGCTCTGCTTTTCCAACAGCAAGGCCATGCTCATATCCTTCGTTGTATGCGTCCTGCTGCCCAATCATCTTCCCTCGCTTGTGATGAGAGCGGTGCTACTTGCCATGGAGCGCCTCGGAAATCCGCCCATTGCTGACATTGTATTGATGGGCGAGCGCGTCGATCAGCACCTTGGGGTGCAAGGCGACGTAGCG